CCTGTGCCCACGGTGGTGATCACAATGTTGCCTTCGTCAATGGCTGTGCTGTTGCCAGTTTTTCTCAGCACTGTGTTACCCAGTGCAGTGGTCAAAGTCAGAGTGCCTGTACTATAACTGTTGTTGACTGTGAGTTGCGGCCCGGTTGAGCTGCCGCCAAATCCTGTTGTAACATTAGCTGTGGTTGTAAACGAAGCCGACTGAAACGAATTTAAAATATTACTGCCAATGTTTGATGCATTGTAATTTACACTAGCAGGGGCAGCAAAACTGCCGCCGGCAACTCCTGAAGCTAGCACATTGCTGGTTGGGTACATGTTGCCAGACACATTGGCCACTGTGGTTCCAATGGTAAACTGTGTGGCTGATGTGTAATGAGGTATGGTGCTAGAATAGCTGAGTGTGTTGGCACTCTCTGTCATGGCATTGCTAGCAAAACTGGGTGTACTAGGATTAGAATTATCATAATACCAGCTGGCCACATTGGTATTGCCTGCGGCCGAATCGGTAATAATTAGATCATTCCACCCGGCTGGTGCGTTGCTGCCCGACACAGCAGCACTAAACACAGACCAAAACCCTGCTGTGATATTGGCATTTGCACTGTTGTAATCCATGTTGTTGGTTATTACAAGATTGCTGTTGTAGGTGCCGTTGGCCGTGGGCGATGCATTGGGATTCAAGGTCACGTTGGCAATATTTGCACCGTTTCTAAACAGGCTTATTGTTCCAGAATCTCCGGGACCGGATGTGGCAATGGTGTTGGTTGAGTAAGTGGTTGCTCTACGCACTGTGGTCACTGTGGCGCCAGCTGACACTGTCAAACTATTAGCTGTGTTGTTGACCTGTGTGATGTTGGCCATGCGGAAAGTGCTGGTGCTGGAAATACTTAGGGTTTGACTGGCCGGAAAAGTTGGAGGTGCAGGCGGAACAAGTTTGCCTAAGACCTGATTCAACAACGCTATACCGTCAGTGACAAATGTATTGGCAGTAAGGGTCACAGCATTGCTGACCAAAGCACCCTGCGCATTTGTGCCTAAAATTATAGCATTACCAATCACGTTTCCGGTGGAACTGCCGACTGCCTGGTTTACGTAAAATTTAGTAGCAGCATCAGAGTTAGCTACTGGTTCCGCTAAATTGTTGATGTTGACATTGCCGGCACTGATGTTGCCTATGTTGCTGATTACAACATTGCCCACAGTGACATTGCCGGACACTTCCAGGGCAGATCCAGGAGTACTAGTACCAATACCCACATTAGCATTGGCTATAGACAGATTTATACCATCTCGTTGGAGAATGTTTGCTAAAATCTGTCCTTGTATGTAATTCACTGCCATAGATTTTCCCTGGTATAGGGTATTTAGCTGATCAAGTTGCGCTGTGTATTACGTTTATGACTGTACCGTTGGGCGGTGCTGAAGTAAAGGTTATGTCAAGGCCGCCGTCCACTGTGTAAGACGTAGCAGGATCTTGGTAGATTGATCCTATAAACACTATGATTTGTGTGGCTGAACTTTCGGGTTCACTCATGGTAAACTGCGTGTTGCTGCCGTCGGCATTGAAATTGTCAACTGTGTAGCTAATTGCGCCGGCAGCACTGAGAGAGGACCATATACTTCCGTCGTAGAATTCCACCGAGGCCGAATCGGTATTGTAGCGTATCATGCCAAAAGTAGGATATTCTGGACGGTCGTTGGCCGAACCTACTGGTAATCGCACTCCGGTGCTGCCACTTTGCAACCGGCGATTTTTTACATAATATCCCATTAGATTGTGGTAAAACTGGTAACCGTGGTCACTGTGTTGGCATTGGCTTGCACACTGACAAAATCGCCGTTGCTCAAGATCAGTTTTTCGCCGCCTGCATACAACTGATATGTTTCTAAACCTGTCAGCTCCAGAGATGCCAACACTACGTTGGTGTTGCTGGGTGTGCCGCCTGCTGGCACAACACACACATTGGCTGTGCAGGTGGCATTGGAATAGTTACAGATGCTGAGAAATGTTATGGCTGTGTTGCCGGTACTGGTATAAACTGTATTGCCGACTGTGGTCACATTGGCTACTTGAATGGTCATGATTGTTCCTTAAAATATAATTGCAAATACTATGGCCTTGCTTTTGCTGACCAGTTCGTCGTTGGCAGCCGCGCTGGTAAAATATAAACCTGTGCCGCCGGCACCAACAGCATTGCTGTAGATGACCACGCTGTTGGCCACATTGGCCGGAATTGCTACATTGGCCAAGGCTTGATGGCCAAACAAGGACAGACGATTGATACTTTTGTTAAAGGTTAAATTTGCACTGGCACCAAATGAACCGGCATCGTTAAACTGTATTTGAGTATTGGATCCGGCTACTGTGACGTTGCCTGTGGCTATGTTGACATAGGCTGCGTTGGGAGCACCGTTGCCGTAGACATTGGCACTTACCTGCCAGGCGTTTACATCGGCGTTGAATCTAAGTCCAGCATAGGAGTTGATTCCTACATTTAATCCAGCTAACAGGCCAAGATTGCCCACGGTACCAGTATTGTTGGCGCCCACAACAATAAAATCCTCAACAATGGTTCTGTTACCAGTTTGTGTGGTGTTACCATTAAAAATAATATTGGCATAATTGACCGTGAGGGTAGCAAACCCACCGTCGCCTGTTAAGGTTAAATCGCCACTGGTATTCTTGTACGTAGACATCTATAGATCCTTTTTGTTATTTATGCGGTCCAAGAAGGTGTGTAAATCAAGGTGTTCAAAATTTACTAGACGTTCTAATTCTGCAATCCTAACAGTGGTGGATCCTACAACCCTGATAAATTTAGAGTTTTTTTGATCTTGGGCAATTTTGACTATTTGCTTGATCCAGTTTCCTGTGAAAGTGGGCGGTGCATCCACTCGTTTGTAAAATTCAGTGCCGGCATATAGGTTATTGATCTTGTTTTCAGCACTGGGACCCATGTCAAAACCCAGCATATAAATGTGTCTGTGATTATCCAAGGCAGCCAAACTCACAGCTATAGGACCTGAACTGTACCCAAAATAATCTCTAGGCACAGGGTTGGCTCCTAGGTTTGGTAAAGGACGCCGTGTGTAAAATCTGTGTTCTTGAGCATAGCCCGAATGCTGTATGTGTTCGGCGATGGGTCGATCTGTGGCTACCAGCACGTCTGGGGTAAAGTCTCTATGCAAGGCATTACAGCCGTAGACCATGCCCAGTTGTTTCAATTGGTGCAAGTCAATTCCCTGGCGGCTAATGCCGTTGCCTAACACAAATGCTTGAGTCATAAAAAAATCCCCACAGTACTTATTGTGGGGATTTTGGGGTTGAAACAAAAATTAGCTGGTGTAGTTTTCTACAATTGCTAAATCTAAGTTACCAGATGACAACTGACTTGTACCTGCCCAAGTTTCGATATCTGCACCAGACTTGGCTGTTACACCTTCGTCGCTGAAGAAGTTGGCAGCAAATGTAACGTTATTGACTACCTGAGCTGGATTCCAAACGTCGCCAGTGTCGGCATTTCCGCCAGCTTCGCCGCCATTGAAGTTCTGTAAGAACTTGTTGGTCAGTTTACTGATTGCTGTTTCTGTACTGTCGTTGCTGAAATAACTGATACTCATGTTGCCAGCAGTAGGAGTAAGATCATTGGCCAAAACGCATGTTCCTACAGCGTTGACACGACCTGTGCCTGTGTTGCCCAAGGCTGCGGTAGCTGTGAAGATTGTGCCAATCTGTGCGTTAGGAGCACCATATGCAGCCCAATCGGTGTCGCCGACCACAGTGATACGATATGCCTGGCCCAATAACAATGCGGTACGTGCTGTGCTATCTGCTACCATGAATTTGCGTGAACCTTTTTGACGGATGATGTATCCGTCGGCTTCGGCAAATCCTGTTACAAACACACGCACCTTGACTATAGGGTATGCGGCTGTGGCAATGGTAGGAGGCTGTGTGCCGCCAACTACGCCAAGATATTCTGTAGAGTTGTTAAACACCGGACTTGGTAATACTGGAGCTGTTAATCCAGTTAATGCATTGAAGCCGATATCCACGCCGTTACCGCCGGTTTCGATAATTTTTTTAATTTTGAGAGGACGTCCCATTTTGTTTTCTCCTTAAAGAAGCCCAATGTGGGTTCTAGCCCACTACGCAGGGGGTTAAAGCCTGCATAAAACGCCTTATTGCGTTGACAAGTATTTATGGCTGTGGGCAAAATATAACCGGTACACTAACATTTCTTAAATATTGACATGAATACAGAAGAACTTATTATGGCTGGAAATGCCTGCAGAGAACAAAACGACCCAGAGGGTGCCTTACAAAACTACGCTCGGGCTCTTACGCAGGATCGAAATTCAGCGTCGGCTTTCAACAACTATGGCAATGTGCTGAGAGAAATTGGCGAACCTGTTGCTGCCATTCCGTTTTTGCAAAGAAGCATACAGTTGGCGCCCACGGCTGCTACTCCAAATTTTAATTTGGCCGTAGCTTATTTGTTAGCAGGAGACTATACTCATGGATGGCCCCAATACGAACATCGCTGGAACTTTGAACACCTAGAAGGAACTTTGCCAAAGTTTGAGCAACCACGCTGGACAGGACAGGACCTTAAGAACAAAGCTATTTTAGTAATACAGGAACAAGGTCTTGGTGATACCATACAGTTCATAAGATTTGTGTTTGGATTGCATAATGCCGGAGCTCGAGTCATACTACAGGTCAACAGCAATTTGGCTCCGTTATTTGCCAACAGCACTATAATACACAAGATTATTGATGTTGCAGATACCCCAGAGGAGTTTGATTACTGGACTCCTATCATGAGCATACCTGGAATACTCGGCGTGACCTTAGAAAATTTGCCGCATCAGTTACAATATCTATCGGCTCGCAATGATCTTGTTAAATTTTGGCAGGACAAATTGGGTCCAAAAAAACAACTGCGGGTGGGTGTGTGCTGGAGCGGCAGGCCCGACTCGTGGATCAATCGTCACAAAGGCATGTCTTTTGACAGCATGTTAGATTTAATAAAACGCAGCCCTGGCACAGAGTGGATCAACCTACAGGTGGAATGCACTCCGGAGCAAAACAAAATCTTAGAACAGCACGGTGTAAAAACTTTTGCGGGTGACATACGCAACTTTGCCGACACTGCGGCCTTGATACACCATATGGATGTTGTGATCAGTGTGGACACTGCCGTGGCACACCTGTCGGGGGCGCTGGGAAGACCTACCTGGATACCGTTAAACTGGTATGGTACTGACTGGCGTTGGTTGTTGAATAGAGATTCAAGTCCCTGGTATCCATCAGCACGCTTGTTCCGCCAGTCCAAGCTGGGTGACTGGAATTCGGTGATAGAAAAAATACATCAATATCTTTCCTGGTTCAAAGTCTAAGGCTGTAGGTAGACCAGTTCACCGGTGGTAGGGTTGTAATAGGCCTGATAAAAGCCCACTGGCACAGAGCCAACTGCTCTTGCTGTTCCCACATGTAAATTGCTGCCATTGCTGGCAATTACAAAATTCAAATTACCATCAACATTGCCAATGTAAATTTGGCTGGTGTTGGGGTTCACTGTCATCTCGCCGGCACGTGCATTGCCATTGTAGTTGCTAACAGTTTCTTGTGCGTTGTCTTTCATAACAGTTCTGGTAATACCTGTTATGTTGGCCCACGGTGGGGGTGGAGGAGATCCTGGATAACTCATAGCTTGTATTTATAGAGCCAACAAAAAAGCCCCTTTCGGGGCTTTATTTGCGGTCGGTTCTTTGACTGAATTCGTGTGTTAAGATCAAATACTGCTGATACAGTTGTGATCGTAGGTGTGGTGGTGCTTGGGTGGTTTTGTTGTTGAGATCGAGTATTCGTTGCCATAGTTCCGCTGTGGGTATGGTTTTGAGATTGGTTTCAAACATTTTTTTTAGCCGCGATTGTTGCTCTAATTTTAGCCTTCTGTTCTTCGCTCATTGGCTTGCCCTTGTTTGATGGTGTCCGCCCCTTATTGGCCTGACTTATAAGATCACGGGTTTCTTGAGATACTACAGCACCGTACCGCGCATTGTTTTTTCCTTTGTGTGTTTCAGAATTTTTGCGACGGTGTTCGTCTGATGGTGTCTTGCCTTTGTTTTTACCTAAGTTTGATTCTCTTATTTTTTGTTTGTGTTCTTCTGTTTTAGACTTGCCCATATGCGTTTCTCTTATTTTTTTACGACCAGCTTCTGTTGTTATTTTGTAACCAGCTACGTTTCCGTTTATCCAAATGTTTTGTCTTTCAAGAACTTTGCTTCGTCTAAGCACTTTGGTTTCCCACGCAATTGCCTCTTCTGCTGTGTTAAATGTTTTGCGCACTGACCATTCAAACGCATCTATACCGTGTTTTGCAATTAGGTTGTTGATATTTTCACTACTTGTTGTGTAGTGTACCATCAGGTCATCTTCTGGATTACGATTTAGTTTAATAGTTTTAACTCGTACACCATAATAGAACTTATTAGTAGGTTTAAATTTTAACAGATAAGTGTAGGCCTTCATATTATTATTTAGTGCAACTTCACCAACATAGAATATTATAGCCAACAAAAAAGCCCCTTTCGGGGCTTTTTTGCTTCTTCCCATCCCTGAGAAAAAATAAACAAACAATCTCTGATTAGGAGAATGACAAGTTTTGTACGGCAATTTCCCCGACGTAGTCGGCAGCGTTACCAAACGAACTTGCAGTATTTGTCAACTCAACGAAGCCATAACGTGTCATGAATGATACGACTGGTTCGAAGGTCGATGGATCAAGAACAACACCACT